CAGGAACATCACGTTGTTTTATTTCATGTGAATTAGGAGCTTAAAAATGGCAACATATACAAATGCACAATACACCGAAGATGAACTTTATGTAGGTGGTCCAACTATTCGAAATATAAAATGCACACTTGATGGTAGAAATATTGTGGTTCCTTTAGATTCTAAAAATAGTGATTATATTGCAATTCAAAAAGAAGTTGCTGCTGGAAATTTAACTATTGCCAATGCTGAATAAAAAGGAGAAAAAATGAAAAGCGTAAAACATTACAAAAAAGATGGAACAGTTTTTAAAGGAAGTACACATAAAATGCCAAATGGTACTGTGCATACTGGCAAAACGCATGGTAAAACAAGTCAAAAACTTTTTCATTTTAAAGATTTATCAAAGTCAGCACAGAAAAAAGCAAAAAGCAAATGAATGATGCAACCAAAAAAGTACATGAACTAGATGCAAAATTAGAAGCGCATGTAGCTCGGTCTGAAGAACGAGATAAAACTGTATTTAACCGACTAGAAAATATTGAAAGAAATATTAGACAACATACATTTGCTTTGTTAACAGGCATGGCAGGTGTAATCATTACGTTATTATTAAGGTTGTAAGATGGCTAAGAAGTTACAAGAAGAATCAAAATATGCAGAGTATGACAGTGATGGTGACGGCACTGTTTCAGACGAAGAATTTACTCGTGTTAAAGACATTAAACAAACGGAAGATGCGACTAGAAAGAATTTAGCGCAGCTAAGAATGGCTAGATTTTCTTTAATTGCAATGGGTGTGTTTACTGCGGCTATGTTTTTTATTGATATAGAAAGAGTAAATGCCTTATCAGATATTAGTAATTTATTTTACATTACTGGAGGAGGTATTGTTGCGGCTTATATGGGAACTACAGCATGGGTACAAAAGGGAAAATAGAATGAATTGGAATTATCTGATAGAAAGTGTAGAAAACAAACCAATGGTTCCTATGTACAAACCTTTGATAGAGTCGTCAAAACAACCGGAACAGCAAGAGCAGAAGGAAAAAGTTGAAAAGCCAAATAATAGCAATCGTGTGGATAAGTTAGTATGAGGAGAAAATATGTTAGGATTTTTAGGACCAATAGCTAATTTAGCCAATACTTTTGTAGAGGGTAGAGTTGAAAAAACAAAAGCTCAAGCAAAAGCTAAGATAGCTAGAGCAGAAGCAGAAGCAGAAGTTATGAAAGTTGCAGCTACGCATGAAGCTGGTTGGGAAAAAATTATGGCTGAAGCTAGTAAAGATAGCTGGAAAGACGAAGCATGGACTATATTATTTATCGTTATTATTGCACTTTCATTTATACCGTGGTGCAGACCTTATATATCTGAAGGATTTGCAGCGTTAGAAACTGCGCCTGATTGGTTTACTTATGCAATGTATGCAAGTATTGCAGCATCTTTTGGAGTTAGAGGGATTAAAGGGTTTAGAAAATAATGCAGGATTTGTTTAGACATCTAAGGACTCATACAAAAATGGAAAAAAATTTTAAAGAGCAATTAAAAACTTTAGGGAGAGGTGAAAAAATACCTGTAAAAACTTATACGGATTTAGCACATATACATCAGTTTGAAAAAGACAATGAGGTAAAATTTACTTATCATTGGGACTATGAGGGAGATATAAAGGTATCTTATAGATAATGAAAGATAATTTTCACAAAAGTTTAGATATAGTTTTAGAGCATGAGGGTGGATACGTAGATCATCCTAAAGACCCCGGTGGTAGAACTAACATGGGTATTACCCAGAAAGTTTATGAAAAGTATTTAGGGCGAGATGTAACAGAAGAAGAAATGAAAAACATGAGCATCAATGATGTTCGTGTAATTTATAGAGAAAACTACTGGGATAAAGTACAAGGAGATAGTTTACCTATGGGAGTAGATTTTTCTACTTTTGATTGGGCAGTAAACTCAGGAGTATCTAGATCCAGTAAAGCAATTCAACAAATTGTAAAAGTTACAGAGGATGGAGTTATTGGTCCTGTAACTATTAAGAAAATACTAGAGCATGACCCTAATGATATTATTATGAGTTTTGCAGATATTAGAGCAGATTTTTATAAAAGTTTGTCTACCTTTGATACTTTTGGTAAAGGATGGCTAAACAGAAATAGTAAAACTCGCCAAATATCTTTGACGATGGCTAATATAGAGAACATATTATAATGGCATTTCGAAAACTACAGTTTAGACCCGGTATTAATAGAGATATTACTGATTACTCTCAAGAAGGTGGTTGGTTTGCGTGTAATAAAGTACGTTTTTTAAGAGGTTATCCTAAAAAAATAGGCGGGTGGACAAAATATACTACTTCAAAATTTTTAGGTATATGTCGTAGTTTATTTGCTTTTTCTGGTATTGAAGGTGCTAAGTATCTTGCTATGGGCACTAGTAAAAAAGTGTACGTAAATCAGGGTGGAACAAACTTTGATGTTACAGCGGTAAGAGCTAGTTCAGGTGCAGGAGGCGTTACTTTTGCAGCTAGTAATGGTTCTTCTACTATTACCGCAACGGATGCTAATCATGGAGCAAATGCAGGAGATTTTGTCACTATATCTGGCGCAGCTAGTTTAGGTGGACTCATAGTTGCGAGTGTTTTGAATCAGGAATATGAAATAATAACCAAACCTGATAATAATAGTTTTACGTTTACAGCAAAAGATACGAGTGGTAATACGGTTACTGCTAATGCTAGTGATAGTGGTAACGGTGGTGGTTCTTCTAATGCTGCTTATCAAACAAGTATTGGTAATGAAACTGGAGCCATAGGTTTAGGTTGGGGTGCAGGCACATGGAATACAGCCGGAGCAACTGTAACTAATCCTGATGGTACAACCAGAGCAGGTGGGTGGAATGATCCCAGATCTGGTCCGGGTATTTTTCAACCTATGCGACTTGTATATTTTACTCGTTTTCAAGACGACTTACTTTACAATATTCGTTTTGGGGATATATTTAGATGGGTATTTCAAAATGCTCCTACCGCACGGTCAGCTAAGATAAGTGACTCTCCATCTTCAGGCACAGAAGTTCCAACTGAAGTTACTCAAGTATTAATAGCACAAGATAATGTAAGTAATATTATTATAGCTCTAGGATGTACACCTTTTCCTGCATCATCAGCATTAGATAGAGACCCTTTACTTATAAGATTTTCTGATGTTACCGACCCTTTTAATTTTACGCCTAGTGACCTAACTACAGCAGGTTCATTAACGGTGCAGAATGGCTCACAAATATTACGAGGTGTGCCTACTAATAGAGAAACTTTAGTATTTACCGAATCATCTTTAAACTCGTTAAAATTTATAGGTGGGTTTGATGTTTTTAGATTAGATGAAATTAGTGCTAATACGTCCCTTGTTGGACCTAATGCCGTAGCTACTATAGACGGAGTTACTTACTGGATGGGGGCTAATAAATTCTATAAGTATGACGGCAGAATTAGCACACTTGATTGCACAGTAAGAGAAGAAGTATTTAACTCTTATAATATTGACCAAGCAGACCAAATATTTGCTGCTATTAACTCTGAATTTCATGAAGTATGGTGGTTTTATCCAGCTTCAGGAGCAACTACTATTACACATTATGTCACCTATAATTATTTAGAAAACCTTTGGTTTTATGGTGATTGTGATGGTACTACTGAAGGAGATGCAAGTTTCTCCAGAACAGCTTGGCAGGATACGGGTATTTATGATAAACCTTATGCTGCAGGTACTGATAAAAACATATTCTCACATGAGGTAGGTAATAATGCAGCTACAGAGGCATCACCTCATGCAGCCATGAGTGCTTTTATTACTTCAGCACAATTAGGTGTTGATCAAGGAGACCGTTTTGTTCTTATGAATAGAGTTATTCCTGATATAGATTTTAAAAGTTCTAATGCACCTACAGACATAGTAAATAGCACCGGAGGTTCTGTAATTGACCCTACTGTTAATTTTAGTGTTATTTCTAAAAAATTTCCCGGTGGTGCGACTAGCACAACTAATCAATCTGGTGAAACATTAAGTAAAGCAGTTACTGCTGTTAATTCAACTACAATAGACCAGTTTACCGAACAGGCACATATAAGGGCTAGAGGGCGAT